GTGGCCTACGCCACATCAGCCTTGGAATTGATCTGGGCTCAGATCGGGATTAACCAGCTTGTCAAGGTTCATTACCCGGACGGTTCTAACATCCGATTCTATGGCTGGATTGATAGCTTCACCCCCGGCGCCCACAAGGAAGGCGATCAGCCCACCGCCGCTATGGTGATTCACCCCAGCATGCGCGACAACAACGGCGCCGAACACGGCCCGGTCTATACGGCACCCGGTGACGAAAGCTCCAACCTCGAGAGCTAACCCTTTCCCAAACCTATAAAATGATCTGCCCTACGTGGACCTGGCACGCCTCTCTGGTTCTATGGGGTGCCGAAGAGCAAGGACTGAGTAGCTTAAACGCTTCCGATCCTGCCAGGTCCACGTAGGGCAGACAAACTATAACCCCATATGAGCGAAACAAGAAAATTCAGCCTCCGTCCCAACACCGTTCCCCTTACCATCCAAACAGAGAAAGGTGAGGAGTCTTTCGAGTTGCGGGAAATGACAGCGGCCAATCGTGACAAGTATCTGGATGCCGTTCAAACTCGGCTAGTCCGGGACCAGTCCGGTAAGGTGATCACTATTAAGAGATACCATGAGATGCAATCCGAACTGATCTCATTGGGTCTAGTGCGGATCCAGGAGAATGGCGCGGCCCTCGCCATCCCCACTACCGAAATTCAAAAGTGGCCCTCCGGACTGGTGCAGGAGCTTTACGAGATGGCGCAGAAGCTCAACAAGCTGGGCGAGGACAAGGGGAAGGAGGTTGTAGAAGAAGCAAAAAAGGAATGACGGGGGACAAGTTGGGCTGGCACCGGGTCGCCAGTCACTTGCGCACCCCCATTCAGGCTCTGAAGGAACAGATCACTTATACGGAGTTCATTGATTGGATGATTTATCTGCGTGAGGAATCAGAATGGCGTCTCAAATTAGAATGGTATCTAGCTCAAATCGCGGCCGAAGTCCGGCGGTCGGTGGTGGAGCATCCCCGCAAAGTCCAGACGAGCGACTTCATTATTCAGATCAAGACTCCGGAGCAGAAAGCCATGGAGGACAAAATGCTCAAGTCCAAAGCAGCTTGGGCGGCTCAGTTAAACATCAAATTGAATTGACACTATGGCTTCGGTAGTTCCTGCAATCTCGGGGGCCATGGGGGCCGGCAACCTTGGCACCCTCTTTGTCCGACTGGCGGCCGATTCCACGTCGATGACGGCGGGTTTCAATCTGGCCACTTCCACCGCGGAAGCCAGTTGCGCTAAGATCATTACGGCGGTCACCAAGATGGCCAGTGCCGTGGCGGGGGCATTCGCGGTGGCCGGGGTGGTCTCCCTCCGGGAATATGCCAAATGGGATCAGTCCTTTGCAAACGTCGAAAAGACCGTGCAGGGTTCCACCCGGGAACTTAACATCATGGCCCAGGCCCTGCGGGATATGGCCAAGGAACTGCCCTTCAATGTTAATGAGCTCAACAAGACAGCCGCCGCGGCCGGCCAGCTAGGTATCAAGAAGGAGAACATCCTATCCTTTACTAAGGTCATGGAGGAAATGGGTATATCGACGGACCTCAGCGCCGATAACGCCTCCCAGGCTATGGCCCGATTCGCCAACGCTACCGGGATGGCCCAGACCCAATTCGATCGTCTAGGTTCCACCCTCTTTGCCCTGGATAAGGCTACAGCTACATCGGCCTCACAGATCATGGAAATGGCCATGCGCATTGCGGGGGCCGGCACGACTGTGGGTATGACCGAAGCCCAGATCCTCTCTTTCTCGGCTTCCTTGAGTTCGGTCGGTGTCCGAGCGGAACGGGGCGGCACAGCTATTAGTGATGTGATGGAGCGGATCCATACGGCTGTTAACTCGGCCAATTCTGATCTAGCGGTCTTTGCCCGGGTGTCCGGCTCCTCTGCGGAGGAGTTTACCAAGAGTTATGCTGGTGATGCCAAGGGGGCTATCATCTCCTTTATTGGGGGACTGAAAGGCATGTTCGATGCGGGCAAGAATGTCTACCCGGTCCTGGAGAAGTTGCGCTTGGATGGTGACCGTATGAAGGACGTGCTTTCCCGGTCCTTCCAGGCTAGCCAGCTTTTGAATGGGCAGATGGCGTTGGGAGAGACGGCTTGGAAAAAGAACACGGACTTGGCGGAAGGGGCTGCCAAGTTCTACGCCACCTACAATTCGCAGATGACAATTTTGATAGGTAATTTGCGTGACATCGCCATTCAGGTCGGGTCTAACCTGGCCCCCGCTCTCATTGATCTAAGTAAGTTCTTTGTTGATGAATTGAAAGCCTCGGGGGCCTGGGGAGACGGGCTCAAGGATTTCATGACCAATATCTTTACCCCGGCGGTTATCTCCGCGGTGGGACTGATAGGAGACTCCATCCAGAGTATCAACAAGCAGCTGTCCCTTTGGAAAACAATCTTCTTAACGGTGGCGGATGTTTGGGTAGATATGATCTCGGCTATGGCCAAAGCCACCGAGCTAGTCCTGTCGCCAGTCCTGCAGGCCATGATCGATCAACTTAATCTTACCATTAAGGGGATCAATCTAGTCACGGGCTCACATATACCCCCTCTGCAATTCGATGCAGGTAGCGTTTTGGATGATCTGGAGAGTATCCAGGAGGGTCTGGACAAGATGACGGATAAGGCCCTGGACGACTTTGACGAGATCATCAACGCCAAGCCCTTCTCCAAGAAACTGGCGGAGGATTATGATGCCTTTGTCGAGCACGTCAACAAGAAACCGGTCTGGTTCAATAAGCCGGGAATTGAGGAGGGTCCCTCCCGCGCCATCGAGAGCGTTAAGCGCCAGCTTACCCAAGCAGAAATCCATCGCAATCAGGCCGAAGCTTTCATTGAGCGCACTGAGGTCCCCGGCTACAAATATGAGAAGGACGCGACCCGCCTGGGCGGCGAAGAGGGCAAGATCCGCAAGCGCTATACCGGCCTCGGTATTCCCGGCCTGGAGAATCGCGACGAGACCATGATGCAGGACATTGGCATCGAAAAGGAACGTGCCAAGATTATGATGGCGGACCTGGAGAAAGCTTCCAAGTCCCGCTACGACCTGGAGGAGAAGAACCAGAAGAAGCTCCTGGAGTTACATGAAGCTTACGGGAAGAGGCTGCGTCAACTGCAATTAGCCCAATCCGCTCTTATCCTGGGGACGGCCTCTAAGATGTTTGGGGACCTAGCCTCCATCGCGGAAACCTGGGGTGGCCGGCAGTCCGGTATGTATATGGCGATGTTTACCGCTTCCAAAGCTTTCGCCATCGCGGAGGCCACTGTCCATATCATGGCCGGTATCGCCAAGGCTGCCGACAATATCTTTCCTTACAACCTGGCGGCGATGGCAGAGGTTGTGGCGGCCACCGCTAGCATCGTTAACAATATATCCGCCGTCACTTTGCAGTTGAGCGGGCGCAACGATACCTCCGCTTCGGCCCGGGCTATGGGTGGACCGGTCTCGGCCGGCTCTATGTATATGGTGGGAGAAAAAGGACCGGAGTTGTTCAGCCCCTCCCAATACGGATCCATTATCCCCAATCACGCCCTCGGGACGACTATCAATGTCCACAACCATACCGATGGCCATGCTGAGGTCCGGGAGCGGAATGAAGGGGGTAAGAAAGTAATCGACGTGATCGTTAGACGCGTCAAGAATGAAATTGGCTCGGAAATCCAGGACGGGACCGGTAACGTCACCAAGTCCCTGGAGCGGACCTTCGGTTTGCGGAGAGGTAAATGACGACTGTTGATATAACGATAGCCTGGCCGGCGGGGATAGCCCTGCCGCTCATTGACTATTCGGCATCCCCGGATCACGCCATCCTGGCCAGTGGCCTGGAAAGCTCCGTCAGTCAACGCCGCCTCCGCTACAGCGGTAAGAAAGCCAACCTGGGGGTCAGCTGGTCGTTGGGTCTGTCCGAGTATGATGCCTTCAAGGAATTTTATTTGGGGACCCTGAACCTGGGCCTAAACCTTTTTGTGATGCCCCTCCGTTACCCCCGGACCAGTGCTCTGACACTCTGGGTGGTCCGTTTCACCGGGTCCTATCAGGCCGCTTTTGAAGAGGGGCGCTGGCGGGTGGAATCCGCTTTGATCTTAGTCGGGCCGGCTAACTTGCCCGATGCCTCCCTTTTGTCGGGCTATGGCCCATTCCTGCTGGAGCCTGATTCGGATCCTCTCTATGTCGACGGCCATCCTTTTTATGTGCAACGACTCTGGGCCCCGCTTTATACTGACGGTCATCCTTTCTATGTGTCTGGTCGTCCTTATCTAGTTCAAATATGAGCACTCCTTACTATTCCAGTCGCACCGGCACCCAGGTTGATGCCGTCGTGACGCACGTTTCGGACAACCTGACAGTCCCGGCCACCGCCCGGGATTTCCTGGAGTTAGGGGATGCGGCCCAGAAAGATACCGGGACGGCGGCTGGAACCGTCGCCGCGGGGGATGACAGCCGGATTACAGGGGCTTCCCAGAAGTCGGCTAACCTCTCGGACCTAGCCGACATTGACACCGCTCTGGATAACCTGGGAGCCGGGGACCCCGATGGGCTGGCTACTTTGGATGGGACGGGCAAGGTCCCCACCGCTCAATTGCCCGCAGCCGTTTTGGGGGGCGTTTCCTATCAAGGGGTCTGGAACGCCAGCACTAACAGCCCGGCGCTTGCCTCGGGAACGGGGACCGCCGGGCATTACTACAAAGTGTCGGTGGCCGGGACCACTTCCATTGATGGGGAAGCGGATTGGAACGTGGGCGATATGATCGTCTTTAACGGGACGACCTGGGACAAGATCGACAACACCGAAAAGGACGCCACCGGCTCGGTCAATGGTAATGTCCGCCTGACAACGGATCTAGGGGGTTCGGCATCCTCCCCGCAAGTGGTAGGACTCAGAGGGAATGCCCTCCCCGCCAACGTCGCCAATGCCTTCTTGAAACGTAATGCGGGGGATACGGGTTGGGAGGAAGTGCTTTACGGATCGGCGGCCAATACCGTTTGCGTGGGCAACGATGCTCGGTTGTCTGATACCCGGACCCCAACCGATGGATCGGTGACCGATGCCAAAATCTCCGGGACTCTCTCCACTAGCAAGATCACCGGGACGGCTGTTATCACTACCGATGCCCGGTTGTCGGACTCCCGAGCGCCCAACGGGACTGCAGGTGGGGACCTTTCCGGCACCTACCCCAATCCGTCCTTGCTGGGCACGGTGGCTGTCTTGAGTCCGGACTTTGTAACCCTGACCGATGGAGCCACCATTACCTGGGCTACGGCTGGGCTCCGCAACAATGCCGCCAAGGTGACGTTGGGCGGCAGCCGAACCCTGAGCATTACCGGGGCGGTGGCTGGTGCCTCTGGAGTGCTCAAGGTTACTCAGGGCGGTTCGGGTAGTTATGCTTTGACCTTACCAGCCGGAAGCAAGGTTGCCAATGCCGGGGCGGGAGCGGTAACCCTGACAACGGCGGTAGGGTCAATTGATATTCTGTCCTGGTATTACGATGGGACAAACTACTTTTGGACAATCGGTTTGAACTTCACATAAGATCATGCCCAATCCTCAATTCTTTGCCACCATGGGCAAGGTCCTGGCCGGTGGTGGCCTGACCGATGCTCCTTCCAACTACGCGAACCTTTACGCCTGGTGGAAAGCGGACGCGATCGTGGGACTGACCGATGGGCAGCAGGTGGCCAGTTGGGTTGATTCGAGCGCGTCCGGGAACAATGCCACTCAGTCCAGTTCCAGCCTTAAACCGATCTACAAGACGGGTATTTACAATGGCCAGCCGTGCGTCCGCTTTGATGGCTCAGATGACATTTTAACGATCTCCAGCATATCAGCCACTGCCTGGAATCAGCCCTGGACGCTGGCGGTAATCTGTCGGGCTTCTACGAGCAGCGGCACATTTTCCATGCTGGAGGGAACAGGTGGGGACTACTTCGCCCGCCAGACCTATGCTCCGGGGGTAGGCAATCGGTTTGCGGCCCGCATGATTGATCTGGGTTTCGGGGTCAAGACCAGTCCGGGTCTTACGGTGGGTCCCTTGGATCTCACGGCTGGGATCTTTTTGCCCAATTACCCCTCGGATTATTTGGTTTGGTATGAAGGCAAGACGCTGCTCGGTAACCAGGGCGTCTATGGCTATGCCCCTGTCCTGAATCGGATCGGTGGACCCTCCCAACCCTGGGCCGGCGACATTTGCGAAATTTGCTTCTGGCGGACAACTCTCAACTCCACTCAAATAACCTCCCTCTATGATAACTACTTCAAGCCGAAATGGGGCTTTCCTTAGTCTCCTCTTATCAGTCGCCACTCTTCACGCCGGCCAGCAGGTTACCTGGGTCAAAGGGATCCATAGCTCGTCCTACGGCAGCACCCTGGTCAACACTTCGGTTTGTGCCGACCAGGATAATAATTTGATCGTGGGCGGGAGCGCCTATGGCCCGGTGGACTTTGGCAATGGACCCATTTCTCATGCCGGGTTTGATGCTTACCTGGCCAAATACAATTCCGCCGGGACGCTCCAATGGGGCAAACTGGCGGCCACCAATGGAGACAATACGATCACCGGGATAGCCGCTGATGCCTCCGGGAATATCTACACGTCCGGCTATTTCACTGGCACTGCCCTCTTTGGCACCAACTCCATGACGGCCACTCCCAGCAGCCCCATATCCTTTCCGGACGGGGTGATCGTAAAATACAATCCCTTGGGCAACGTCCTTTGGGCCGCAACCTACGGCGGGTCCGGGAACGATTACCCAACTTGCATTGCCCTGGATGCCACCGGAGCGCCATACCTGGCCTGGACCTACAGCAGCACCAATTTGAATTTGGGGACCAACTTCACCAGCGCCGGACAAAGTGATCTGGCGTTAGCCAAGTTCTCCCCCGTCAATGGGCGGGTGGTTTGGGCGGTTCATTACGGTGGGACCGGCAACGAATTACCCCGCTCCATTGCCGTGGACAAGGATGGAGACTTGTTGGTTTGCGGAGACTTTACCGGGCAAGCCAACCTGGGCAATGGGCCTGTCTCCACTACGGGCGGGACGGACATTTTCATTGCCAAGTATTCTGGGGTCAATGGAGCGCCTGTCTGGGTCCAGACATTGGGATCCACCGGGATCGACAACGGGGTATCGGTCTGCGCCAATCCCTTGAGTGGTCAGGTTTACTTCACCGGGCATCTGGGCGGGCCAGTGGTCCTAGGGGGCTCCACCAACGGGCCTGGGGGGCTCTACATCGCGTCCTACACCGGCGCCGGGACCTTCGAGCGGATCCGGATTTTCAACAATATGTGGGATGGGGTGAGCGTGAGTGATATGGGCAATGGCATCCGATGCGATTCGGCCGGCAACGTGGTCTTTGTAGGACAAAATGGGGCAAGGATTAGCTTTGATGGCCAGTTTGCCGTCCCCGGGGGAACGCATGCTTTCTTTGCTGGGTTCAGCGCCGGACTGACTAACCAGTGGTATGTGGCCGCAACGGGCAATGATGGAGCCCGGGCGGTGGTGGTGGACAACCTGGGCGACGTTACCGGAGTGGGGATCTTTAGCGGCACCGCTAATTTTGGGGGCATCAGTTTGACGGCCGCCTATGGCACTAGCTCCGCTTTCCTGGCCAAGTATGATCGCCCGGACGCTCCCCCACCGCCCATCACGCCGGCCCTGTCCCTGACAGCCAATTCGGACAAGCTCCTCTACAGCACTTGTGATGGCGCTACCTTTACCGCCTCCGTCCAGAGCGGATCTACCAATGTCACCGGGGCCCAGATCAGTTTCACTCTGTCTCCGCCCAATGCGGGTGGCCAAGTCTACTCCTCCACCGGACTCTTGAGTGATGCCAGCGGCACGGCCACTTACCCTTTCCGCACTTTGACCTACCGCGGGACGTGGCAATGCGCGGTCAGTGCGGCCAAAGGTGGCTACTTGGCTTCCCAGACCAACTTCACCTTCAACGTGCAGTAAATGGAAAGCAGTTCCTCCATCTTTGTTGTCTGGCCGGAGGGGTTACCTACACCCCTCATCGGCCATACCGAAAAGATCCTGCCGCGCTCGGACGCGGTCCAGATGGAGAGCAACCGGGTTCGGTTCCGCCGAACCTACCATGAAGCCACCCACCTTCTGGATGTCACCTGGAACTTCACGGAAGATCAATACAATACCTTCCGCAACTTCTTTATCGATGAGTTGCATCAGGGGGTCTACCGCTTCCAGATGGAGACGTTGGAATTGGCTGATCCCCCGGCGCTCTACAATCGGGTGACAAGGGTCCTCTCCTTCCTGACTGGCAACTATTCGGTTTCCGCCTCGGACAATCTCAAGACCGTCACCACCACCCTGGAAGTGGATTCCGAGGAAGTAGTTCAAGTCAACCCGCCCGAGCCCCCGGTGGTAGACCACCCCTTTGATCCTCCCCCGGTGGTGACTTACCCGGACCCGGTTTGCAAAGATGAAATCCAGGTGGACTTGCCCACCATTGCGGGTCTGGTCAATGTGGAGATTCAGATCAGCGACCACCGCAATGGGCCTTGGGCGTTCTGGGGGGAAACGCTCCGCCCCGTTACCAGCTTGCTCTTGAGTAATTACTTTGCGGGCAAGTGGGTCAAGATCCGGGCCCAGACCGAGGGCACGGTCTTTTCAGACCGATTCCAGTTTGACCCGCCTGCGGTCCTG